CAAAAAGAAGGGGGCCGAAGCCCCCTTCCCAATCAGCGTAAGTTACTGATTTATCAGGACGAACCGGGCGAACCGAACATGCCAAGCGGGTCACTCCAGCCGAAGCTGTAGCGCTCGCGGGACTTGTAACGGACGTTGCCGGTATCAAAATCCCCGTCCATTGAGTTAGCCAACGGAGTACGCACGAAGTGCTTCATGCCATTCGGAACGTCCGTGGTCAGATACCACGCGTTCGTGTCGGTCAAGAAGTGGTTCACCGTGTAGCCCTCCGGAATCGACCCCATCGCCTTGAGAGCGTTGATGTCGTTGTCCGCAGTCGCCACACGAAGCTCCGTATCGAGGAGACGCTTCGCAGTAAACATCAACGGCGGGGGCACGATGAGTTTGCGAGGCTTCGCCGCGATGAGCAGTCCACGCTCGTCGGTCCAAGCAGCGATCTGAATGACAGCGGCCTCAAGCGAAGTTTCGTTGAGGTCCGACGCAGTCAGACGGTTGCTGTTGGAGCCGCCCGAGACAAGCGGGTGATTCGCGCTGAACAGGGCCACACCGTCGCCACCAACGTAGCTGGACGAGAAGCCATTGTTCAGAACGGAAGCCGCCTTGACCTGCTTCGTGTACGACATAGCACGAGCAAGAGCCTTCGTATAGCGCTTGCTGAGCGACTCGTACAGGTTGTCTTCAACCGCTTCTTCCGTGATGGAGAAGCCGAGAGCGATGGTCTCGTGACTGTAACGAGCTGTCCAAGCTTCCTGCGCATTATCGTACGCAATGGCGGCACCCTCGGACTTGACCGGGGCAGCGGAGAATCCGCTCAGCTTCGTCTCTTCTTCAAAGGAACGCTCGGAGGTCTCAGTAGCGTAGATCTCCTTGTGCTCCTCACTATAGGACTTGTACTCAAGGCCAAACAGGGCGTTCAAACCCGGAAGGAGTTCCTTGAGCAGTTGTGCGCGTGAAATAGCCATTTCTTAGAACTCCCTTATTAAACGCCGACCGGGCAGTTATAAGCGTGACCACCAACAATCAACGAAACGCTCGTGAGGTACGGTGCATTGAACTTCACGATAACTTCGGGATAGTAGGTAGTGCCGCTCGAAACAAACGCCGTGTCTTCGACCACATCAACGATACGCATCGGCAGAGACCGGGTGGTCGCAACCGAAGACAGCAGGAGACCCCGCTGCGAGTCGTTCGTCGTCGTGTTCAGTGCTTCGTCAACCAATGCAACGTTAGCACCGATATCTTCGTACACGAATCCACTCGTGGTCGAAACCACAAGCGAAGCCGATACGCCCACAGCCTTGAACAGGGTGTTCGGATCATCAGCCACATACGCCGTAACGTACGTACCAGACTTCACCGCCGTACCCGAAATCCAAGCCTGCGAGAAGGTCGGCTGACCCGTCACAGTGGACACGAACGAGCAGCCCAAGAACACACCGGCAAAGCCAGCGTCCGGGGGCGTCGTCGTCGAGGTGGAAACAGAAATAGTGCCGCTCGAAGTCAACTGAACCGGATCGCCGTAGCCAATGCTCGAAGCACTGGACGCAATACGACGCTGGCGCGTTGCCCCGGCAAACACCTGCCCACCGATCAGATTGATCGGCTTCAAGCCATACGGCTTGTCAACAGTAGGATATGCCATTAATTACTCCAAAAAAGAAGTTATTTGCCTTTACCAAACGACGTAGTCGAACGCTTCTCACTAAAGAGCGGCATACGCTCGTCGTTCAGCCTCATAAAGTTGTTGTCTACAGACTGGATCTGAGCCTGAGCTTGCTTGGCGTAATATTCATCACGCTGCTTCATCAGTTCAGCCGGAGCCTTGCAGAGCACCAACCCGCCGATCTCGATGTTGCCTTTAAACCGGCTATTCGGATCGGACTGCATCATCAACTTGGGCTGATCTTCGGCCTTTACAGGCTCCCAACCTTCCCGAAATTTTGCGGATGTATTAGAGGGATCAGCTTGACCCATAATACTGGTCCGGATCCAGCGAAAGACCCAACCATCTTGCGGCTCCGGTTCAGGGAGCGTCTGAGGCGGGGTCCATGCCATCTTACGTTGCGTTGCTTCTCGGTTTTCGAGTTCACGAGCCAATCTGTTCTCAACCATTGGTGTTCTCCAGTTTCATGATTTCACGTGCGTACTGCTCATTGCTGATGCCAAGCTTCTTGGCAAGCGCAACTTGAGACGATGTCAGGCGGACCTGACGCGGCGCGGTTCCCCGCGTTACCGGAGCCACTACATTGGCTGGCTTTGTGCGAGAGGGCTTCTCAGGCTCCCTCGTTTGAGTCGTCGTCTCCTCATCGCCCTCGAAGGACTCTGGGAAGCGCTTCCTCATGGTCTCGTCAATTCGTCGGTAGTAATCATCGCTACGCGGATCGACACCAGACCGGACCAACTTCTCATGCAGGCCGAGTGCGAGGGCGGTCATCTCCTCGTCATCGCCAAACCACGTGTTCCTTGCCTTCCAGTTTTCTGCTTTCTGGTCAGCGGGTTGCGGCGGCGTCGTAACCTGTTGTGTGGGTTGTACTCTTTCTGGCTCGTCTTGTAAAGAGGGCTGGAAGCGTTCGTACTCCTTAAGGCGGAGCTTGGCGTCCGTCAGGGCTTCCTGCGCGTCGGTAATCTTGTCGGAGTCACCAGAGTCATAAGCCTGCTTGAGCTTCTCCTTGGCGGTACCTAGTTCGTTGGCAGCGGCCTTGGTGACCTCTTGAATGTAAGCCTTCTCACCCACCCCAAGCCGCTGCTTCAGGCGGCGGTTCTCTTCAAACTGGGTCTGGGCAAAGCGGAGGGCTTCATCCTTCTCGCGGGCGACGGCTTCCTTGGCACGGCGTTCGTCGTGCCAGACCTTCTTCATCTGACCAAGGCGCTTCTTGACCTTTTCGGAGTACTCCTCAAGGTCGTCCTTGTCCAGTTCGTCCACGATGTCCTTTGGCAGGGGCTTACGGCCTCGGTCCTCGGGGGGTGTATCATCTTCGAGTTTGATCTCGATGTCGTCTGAAGTTCGGACCTTTTCGGTCTCAATTTCATCAGGGAACTTAAATTCTTCTTGTTGCATAAAAACAACTCCTTATGCGCGACGGATGCCACGGGGGTCTTCAACCACCGCTTCCACCGTGTCGTCGTTGATGATGCGGAACTCACGTCCGTGGATGACCACGCGGGTGCCGGAATAGGGTCGTGTCAGCACGAAATCCCCCTCCTTACACCACGCACCGGTCGGGAACCGTTCGGCATCTTTATAGGCGAGGTTACCCAACTTGACGACGAACAGAACAACAGTCGTCTGCTCCTCGACCCGTTTGGTGTCATCCGCCTTGATGATGCCGCCCTCAAACTCCTCCTCCACGTGTGGCACTGCACACAGGATTCGAAAGCCCTTGGGTTCTGGCAGAAGTTTGGCTTTGGTAGCCTCTTCCTGCGTCTTCTCTACATTGATGTTACTCATTATCGCGCTCCAAGCGTTTTGCAAGGTCTTTGATGTGATTCTTTGCGAGTTCAAGACCCTGTAAAGCCCCGCAAAGTCGTTTGTATTCACCTTCGTCCAATTTGCCTTGGATAAGGGTGTCTACGATCAACATGCGCTCTTCTTGGAGTTTTGCGTCCAAGTATTCCAGAGCGTTGGAATAACTCATGCTTCACTGCTCCCGCCTTCTGGCTGTTGAGTTTGCTCGGCTTGTTTACGACGCATGTCCACGTCGTCTCGTGCTTTGCCGATATCAAGCCCGAGTCGTACACCTTCAATCTGCTGCTTGGCAGCAAGGGCCGCCTTGTCCTTCTGGATGTCCACGCCGAGACGCGCCGCCTCAAGCTGCTGTCGTCCAGAGGCTTCGGCCTTACGAAGCTCAAGTTCATCGAGCTTGGCGGCAGCGTCCACCATGTCTTTCTGGGTCTTGCGCTGCTGTTCTGCCATACGGATCTGGCCGTCGATCTGAGCCTGCTGCGCCTTGGTCTGCGCCATGAGCTGCTTGATCTGCAGGTCCATCATCTGCATCTGTACAAGCGGATCCTGCTGTTGCTGCTGCGCCTGTTGAGCCTGCGCCTCGGCCTGATCCTTCTGCAAGACACGCGCTGCGGCCACCGCAGCAAGCTGCGAGAGCTGGGCCTCGAACTCAGGCGGCAGGTCGTACTCGTCGTTGTCACCCTGCGGCAACGGGGGAAGGGCCGCACCAAGCTGCTTCTCGATCTCACGGCGGTACTGGAACGCCATGTGCTCCATGATGTGAGCTTGGATGGCACCCTGCATTTGCTGAGCCTGCGGGCTCTGCCCGATCATCGCCGCGATCTTCGGGTCCTGCATGAGAGCCATATGGACCTGCATGTGGGCCTCGTGGTCCTGATACATGAACGCCTTGGCAGGCTTGCCCGTCATCAAGTCCATGTTCTCGGTGATGGGGTCACGCGGCTTGGCATCGTCCGGCAGCGGGATGATCTTGTCGGCGTTCTTGACCCCAAGGGTCTCGATCATCTGCCTGTGAAGATGCGGCAAGTCATATATCTGCGGAGCGGTCTGCGAAAGCTGCAGCACGGCTTGGTACTGCACGATCTTCTGCGACATCGTGGCCGCGTTCGGGTCCGAGACCGGGATGACATCCACGTCATCGTAGTCAGCCTTCTTGGCGCTGCGCTTACCAATCTCCGGCTCGTACGAATACTCATCCGGGGTGTTGTCACGGATGATGCCCGCGAGGAGCTTGAACTCCTGCTTCATCGTGTAATAGATGCGGGCCTGCACCGCGCTCATCACTTTGAGAACACGCTCAAGGATGGCAAGCGTCGTACCGACCGGGGCCTGCGAAGACATGTCGCTGACCTTGAGGTCCGACACCGCAGCGAAGCGGCGTCCTTCCTCGACAATCCGGTCCATCAGGAGGGAGAGCGTCTGGCTCGGCTCCTTGTACGGCAGGGGCAAGATGTTGTCGCGGATCGCACCCGAAGGCACGTCTACGTCGCGGAACTCTCCGGGAGCAATGGGGGTGTCGTCGCCCTTGATACGCAGGCCACGTGACTTGAGACCACCCGGAAGATTGCTGAGAGTTCCAGCATCGACAAGCTGGCGCAGGAGCGAGGTGGCTGCCTTAGAGTGGCCGCCGATGAGATGAATAAGTCCAAAATAGTAGAAGCCAAAGCCGGGGATGTACCCGTAATGCACAAAGTGCTGCCGCTTCTCCTTAAGTTTGTCATCTTCACGCCAATTGCGCCGAATCGCCAAGATCGTCCCGGTGCCCTTCTCAATCGTCACTACATAAGGAAGAGCAAGCCCGGTCTCGTTGTTGTCCTCGTCCGTATCCGGGTAACCAGCAAGGTCGAGATTGACGTGCATCTCAAGGAGCTGGAACCGGTCGTCCATCGACGCCGAAAAGCCTTGATCCTCTGCCTTTTGCTTCTCAACCTCGTCCATCGTGCGGATCGGGTCACCAAGGTCGATGTCCCGGTAGAACCCCGCATACTGAAGCTTACGCAGCTCGTTCTTGGTCTTACGCATGCGGTGCGTAACACGGTCGGTCGTCTCAAGGTTCGGAGC